CAGAGCTTATGTCACAAGGGCAGCAACCCCGGCAAGTTGCTGGTAATACCTGAAATCAGGCTATAATGTAGGCAGTTAGCTACCTGTGGCTTTTCATAGGGGTAAAATCCGCGATGGAGACAGCGCGACATGGCAGAAGAAGCCAAGACACCAGAGCAAGAAACCGAAAACTACGAGGTTTTCGTTACCGAGGCCGTTGGGGATCAGCCGCAAGGCGATAACCAGGAACAACAGGGTGAAGGATCGGCCACTACCCAAGCGAAAGGAGAGGCCCAACAGGAGGGGCAGGACGTTTCAACGGAAGAAGGCAAGGAAGATGCCGATAAAGAACCCGCCGCCGATGCTGGCGAAGGTGCCAAGTCTAAGGGTAAATCCAAGGGCCGGTACCAGAAACGCATTGACCGCTTGACCGAGCGTGCAAAAAAGGCAGAACAGGAGTTGGCCAAGCTAAAAGGTTCTGGCGATAAGTCAGACACCGGCCAAACCGACAATATCAGCGATAGCGACACCGACGAACCGGACCCTTCCGATTTTGACAGTTACGACGACTACCTTGAGTCACTGGCCGACTGGAAAGCCGATCAGAAACAGGGGAAAGGATCGAACAATGCAAAAGACAAGGGCGCCGACGACAAAACGCAGGACCAGAACCAAGAAGAAGATCCGGAATATGACGAGGCGTTGGAGGACGTGAACGATGCGTTTGACAACAGCCGGGAGAAATATTCCGACTTCGATGAAGTGGTGACCGCGCCAGACGTGCAGATCACCAAAGAAATGGTTAAGGCTCTTGCAGACGCTGATAGTCCTGGTGACGTAGCCTATTACCTTGGTAAGCACAAAGACGAGGCCAGCCGTATCGCTGGACTCAGCCCGATGGCTCAAGCCCGTGAAATCGGGAAACTTGAAGTCAAAGTGGCAAACATTAAACCGCCCGGTAAAAAAACAACGTCCGCGCCGGACCCTATCGAGCCCGTGAGGGGTAGCGACTCAAGCACGAAAACCACAGCAGATATGGATTTTTCGGAGTATGAGAGCACCATGAACGAGCGCGACAAAAAGCGTGGAAGTTTTTGGTAATTGGAGAATAAACCATGAGCGTACAAGGTGTTGATAACCGTCTTTTGACGGACGATATCATTGTGAAAGAAGCATTGCGGCTTCTGAAGAACAACTTGGTTATGGCGCCGTTGGTCCATCGTGACCTGGAAAAGCGCTTTGCAAAGGTGGGTGACACCATTTCCCTGCAAAAGCCTTACCGCACCAAAACCGCGTCTGGCCGTACTTTGGTTAAGCAGCCATTGATCGATCAGACCATCCCGTTCCAGATTAACCGACAAGAGCATTTCGGTCTGGAAATTAACCAGCGCGATCGCACACTGTCTGTTCAGAATTTCTCAGAGCGCTACCTGAAGTCTGGCATGATCCAGATTGCCAACGTGATTGACCGCTCTCTGCTTCTGAAGCTGAAGAATTCGTTTTTCAGTTCCGGCACGCCCGGCACGGCAATCGGCACCAAGTCATTCCATCTTGCCAAGGCCCACATGGGCAACGTGGGTGTACCTGACGATGGTATGCGCCGTGGCATTATGAATTTGCTGGATGGCGCGGAGATTTCCGACGACATTTCCACCAAGTTCAACGAAATGATGGTGAAGCAATCGCTTCAGAAAGGTTACATGGGGCCGCTGGCTGACATTGACCTGTTCCAGTCTCAGAACGTGCCAACGCACACAGTAGGCGCCTACGCAGGTACGCCGCTTATCAATGGTGCAGGCCAGACAGGTTCAACCCTGGTCACTGACGGATGGGACACCGGCATTACCGGCCTGCTTAAAGCGGGTGACGTGTTCACGATTGGCGGGGTGTTTGAAATCAACCCGCAGAACTACCAAAGCACCGGACGCTTGCAGTATTTCGTGGCTCAAGAGGACGTGAACTCGGACGGCAGCGGTAACGCGACCATCTCAATCAGTCCAGCTATCAACGATGGCACGCTGACCACCGTGGACAATGAGGGTAATACTCTCAGTCTGGCGGCATTCCAGAACGTGAGCGCAGCACCGGCAGACGGCGCCTCAATCACTGTCCTGGGTACGGCAGATACCGCGTATCGTCAGAACTACCTGTTCCACCGTGACGCCCTTGCGCTGGCAATGGTTGACCTGGAGCTTCCGCAGTCTGCAACTGTGAAATCCCGTGTCCGTGATCCGGAATCCGGGCTTTCCCTGAGCATGACCGGCGCCTACGATATCGGTAACCATTCCGAAATCACACGTATTGACGCCGTGTGGGGTGCGGATCTGATCTATCCGGAGCTTGCGCACCGGCTGTGGTCAGACGAAAGCTAACCAGCAGGGCCGGGTAACACCGGCCTTTGCTCTTGAAATTGTAGAGAGGACATAACCATGCGTAAGGTAGCTCAAGACGTAACCGTATCGCCGCGCCTTCCTGATGAAGTGTACGTGGTCAACGCCGCCGCAGGTGCAGAAGTAACGCTCCCGCCCTCTACGGGCTCAGGATTCCGTTATACCTTCATCGTCGGCACAACAGTCACCAGCAATGCCAACGTGATCCAAGTGGCCAACTCTGACGACATTATGCAGGGCGTGGTCATTGGCGCAGCGGATACCGATTCGTCCGTCAACGGATGGGAAGCGGAATCTGATTCCGACACGATCACAATGGACGGCGGCACAACTGGCGGTATCGTTGGCGACCGTGTAGAACTGGTGGACGTGGCCGAAAACGTGTGGGCTGTGAATGGCATCATTCAGCAGACCGGCACCGAAGCCACACCGTTCAGCGCGGCTGTGTAAACCAGCAATATGAGATAGGGGCCACAAGGCCCCTTTCTTCCTGACGGAGAAGAACATGCAAACATGGCGGTATCATCCCAACAAGAAGGCGAAAATCTTCGATACAGACGTTGATGATATGGACGCACTGGCAAAACAGGGATGGTGCGAGTCACCGGCAGACTTCAAAGCCGAAGCCGAGCAGCAAGAAACCGCTCTCGAAGGGCACGATGAAGAACGCGACCAGCTGATGGCATGCTTTAATAAAGATCCTGAGCAGCTGGACAAGGACGAACTGGTAAAGTTGGGCCGGTATCTTGGCGTGAAGATGATGAAAGCCTGGAAGCCCGACACGCTTATTGAGAAGGTCCGTAGTGGCCTGGAGTAAAAGACCATGGCAACTACCAAACGACTGATTGACAGCGCACTGCGTAGCATTGGCGTCCTAGCAAGTGGGGAAGAAGCAAGGCCCACGGAATTGCAGGACGCATTATTGTATGCAAAGCAGATGCTGGACAGCTGGAGCAATGAAACCCTGCTTGTGCCTGCCCTGGTGCATGAACAATTCGATCTGACCCCGCAAAACGAGTTCACGATTGGCGATGGTGGCGACTTCGACACCGTGCGCCCGACAACGATTGAAAACTTGCGAATCATCGACACCGAAGGAAATTCCTTCCCTATTGACCTGGTAGGGCTTAACACCTGGGCGAACATCCCGATCAAGGACACCGTTCAGACCTTTCCGAAATACGCCTATTACACGTCCAGCAACCCGCTTGGTGTGTTGCGCCTCAGTGGTATTCCAGTGGCTGGCGGCAACAAGCTGGCCATGATTAGCGCGAAACCAATCACGGATCTGCCCGCACTGACGGCAGAAGTTAGCTTTCCGCCAGGGTATGACCGGGCCATTCGCCTTGGTCTGGCGTTGGAGCTTGCACCGGAGTACGGCAAGGACGTGACCGCCGTGATGGCTGCACAGTACGCGCAGGCCAGAAAGGTATTGAAGCGGATCAACAGTCTGAGTCGCAATCGAGACTTGGAAATGGACCCCGGCCTGACATACGAGGCTGGGGGGTATGACGTTTACAGTGGGCCAGGTGGATGAAACAACCTATTCAGTGGGCAACAGGTAGCCACAAAACGCGATCAGACGCCGCCAACGGTTCACGCCTGGTAAATCTGTACGCTGAAGCATTGCCGCAGGACAGCAAAGCGCCTGTAGCGCTGTATGGCACGCCAGGCACCAGAGTCTTTTCGTCACTGCCCACCAAGCCTGTAAAAGCCCTGAACAAGCTGAATGGCGTTGTCTATGCCGTCACAGCAACCCGGCTCTACACCATCGACAAGTTTGGCGATTACACAGAAGAGGGCGAGATAGATCAGGCCGGGCCTGTATCGTCAGCCTCAAACGGCATTGACCTGGTATTCGTGGATGGCCGGAAAGGGTACGCATACAATCCCATCGACGGATTGCGGCAGCTGAGTGGTGATGGCTGGTATCCGGCAAACACTGTCACCTATCAGGACGGCTATTTCATTTTCAACCGCGCCGGCACCGGGCAATTCTTCCTGTCTGACCTGCTATCAACCGAGTTTGACCCGTTGCGGTTTGCAACCGCTGAAGGATCCCCGGATGACGCTGTGGCCGTGATATCCGATCACCGGGAACTGTGGGTGTTTGGCGTTGAGTCTATTGAAGTCTGGTACAACAGTGGCGATGTAGATTTTCCTTTTGAACGGATGCAGGGCGCATTTGTCGAAAAAGGCTGTGAGGCCCCGGGCAGTGTAGCCAAGCTGGATAACACGGTTTACTGGTTGGGCAATGACGGCATGATTTACCGGGCATCCGGCTATCAGCCAATGCGGGCCAGCACGCACGCCGTTGAAGCCCGTATAGGCGACAACAACCCGGACGCTTTCGCTTATACCTACATCGAGGAAGGCCATTCGTTCTATGTAATCACCTTCCCATCGAAAGAACTGACACTCGTTTTTGATGCTGCAACCGGCCTATGGCATGAGCGCAGCCATTACCAGTGGGGCAGGCACCACACGGAATGCCACGTTTACGCTTATGGCCAGCATTTGGTTGGCGACTACCAAAACGGCAACGTCTACACCATGGCATTAAATATCTATGAAGATAACGTGGACGAAATTTTGCGCATTGCCGTGTCGCCGCCGATTCACAGCAACCGTAGCCGGGCAATCATGCACTGCCTGGAACTGGATATGGACAGTGGCGTTGGCCTGGTGACCGGACAAGGCGACGACCCACAGGCAATGCTGCAATGGTCAGACGATGGCGGCAAGACGTGGAGCAATGAACACTGGTCACCAATCGGCAAGATTGGTAGTTACCTTACTAGAGTGCAATGGAACCGCCTGGGAATGTTCAGGCAGCGCCAGTACAAGGTAGAGATCAGCGACCCGATACCCGTTGCAATCGTTGGGGCATACGCGGAGGTCGAAAATGGCAGGAATTAAGGTCGATCCGCCACCAGTCAACATGCAGATCATTGATATGAAAACCGGCAGACCGACCAGGCCGTTTATCGAGTTCATGCATAGGTTATGGCAGCGCACAGGTGGTGAAGTAGACGCGATTGAAGATTTGGACGTGACCAATTCCTACCCGGTTTTTAAGCCAACAAGCGCCAGTGACGCAGAAATTGGCCAGCCCTCATTCCTGGAAGGGCAAAAAGGAGCCAGTGAGGAACAAATCAACGAGGCCATTCAAAACCTATCCGCCCTGGTTCATGCCAAGGCGCCACAGCCTGACGTACTTGATGCGATAGAATCACTCCGAGCGGTTACACTGTCTGATATGGCCGGGCTTCACAGTGAGATTGGAGAGTTGCGTGAGCATGTAGAAAGCTTAATCACGCTGGTAATGATTATTGAACGTCCAGGTCGCGCCGCTTCTGATGCTGTAAGCAATCACGTCGCGCTACCTGACCCACATAGTCAGTATGCCGATCAAGCCAATACCTACACTGAAACAGAAGTTGACAACCTTCTGGACGACAAAGCAGACAAAGCGACAACCTACACTGAGACGGAAGTTGACGGGCTGCTTAACACAAAAGCAGACAAAGCCAATACCTACACTGAAACAGAAGTTGACGAGCTGACAGGAAGTCTTGCCTACCCCAGTACCACACTGGCATCTAGCTCAGACATCCCAGAAAGTGTTAAAACTGCCATTGCCGCATATCCACACATTCAGGGCTTTCGCACGGGCACTGGAGCAGCACTCACTTTTGCACAGGTAGTAGAAGAGGCGGCAGAGCGCGGGGCAAGGCTGCTTACTATCCAAGAACTGGAGGCTGGTGTGTGTCAGGGTACAGGGTACTCTTATGACGCAGAAATAACATGGACAAGCTCGCCTGCTGGAGTTGGGCTGGTATATGGAAATATTGGCGCTGGCGACGGCACCAGAGTTATCTTAAACACGAGTACAGACACCGCTGCTGGCGGTTACGCCGTTTCTGTTATTGGTCAAAGGCAGTGGACGGACACTCAGTATGCAGAGATAGCGGGTGGCGCAGCTGCCAACTTCGCAGCCATGCCACAAGTCGGCGGCGATCCTATTGTAGAGAGTGGGAGTAATGCTGATGGGGAGTGGACGCGGTGGGCTGATGGTACTCAGATATGTACATTGCAGTCTGCGATTGTAAATAGTGCTGAGATTACGTGGACTTACCCAGTGGTTTTTTCTGCCGCCCAAATTTACGTTGGCGTAGAAAAAACTGGCGGTGGAACTGGCCAAACCAATCAGACGGTTATGGGTGGTAGGACTACCTCATCTGTATTATTAAATCTGTATGATTCTGATGGTGTGTCCAATGACAGTGCAGATATTACCGCGCTAGCAACTGGCCGCTGGAAATAAAGAACCCCACAAGGAGCACACTATGAAGATCACAGTAATACCAACAGGCACACCTGTCACTCACTACGCTTTTAACGGTGAAATTATCACCGCGTTCTGTAAAGGGGAACAAGAAGACTTTGACTTGTCTTCACTTGTCGCCAGTGCAGAGTTTCAATCCGTTGTTGTAGACACACTGGATACGTCACCCAGTCAGATCATCCGTGAAGCGTACCGTGACGATGCCGGTGAGCTGCATGTAACACTATGCCAAGGCGTAGGCTCAGGTCACTGGGAAGCATCTGGCGCACTGAAAAGCGCAAGTTACGATCCAGATACCGTGTACGTGAAGCTGAATCAAGAGAAAGTATTCAGTGGTACAGCTAAAGCATTTACTCGCCAAGGGGCTGTGTAATGGGATCAATCAATGTTAAATCAGCAGCCGTGTTGCAGGAGGAGTTCTTAGCATCCACGAAGTCTCGGCTTACCTCAGCTATCCAGTCCATGCTTGACGATAAGGCCAAGGAGAGAGGCTACGACAGCATCTTGAGCCTATGCACCTATGCCACATCAACCGCCGCAAAGTTCGCCGCTGAAGGTCAGGCAGGCGTTTCATGGCGTGATGAAGTCTGGGCAAAGGGCTATGCCATTCTTGCCGATGTTGAAAGTGGATCGCGGGCTATTCCGACAGTCGATGAGTTGCTTGCAGAGTTGCCAGACTTTGCGTGGCCGGGAGCATAACGCATGATCTACGCACAGCACTTCTTATCTGAAGAGAACTTACTGAGGTAACTCCATGAACGCAAAACCGATTCAGCTAATTGCAGTCACGGCACTGACCGCCAGCCTTGCCAGCTACTACACCGCACCGGCCAGCAAGCGCGTGATTATCAGCAAATTCACGCTGACCAATACGGATGCAGGCGTGCAAAACGTCGACGTTCACGTTGTCCCTACGGGTGGATCAGCCGACTCAAGCAACATTGTCATTAAGCAGCTGGCACTGGACGCGGGGCAAACGGCAGCGGTTTACCAGCTGGAAGGACACATTATGGCGGCAGGTGACGAGATACACGCGGTAGCAGACGATGCCAGCGTGGTTCTTCTGTTCGCGTCTGGCGTGTCGGTGGTGTAAATGAATGCGGTCATAGAGCGCACCTTTGATACCGCTTTAGTGCGCTCTATATTGTCGAGCAAGCGCCTTAAAATCCGGATATCAGATATGCCGATAGAAGCGTTTGATCCTGAAAATCAGGAAAATATTTATTATCTGGTGTGCAAGCGTGGAAATACTGCTATTGGTCTAATTGTGTTTCATGCTTTCAACAGCCTTGCGTGCTGCCAGGGGCACGTAAACTACCTTCCAGAATACTGGGGCGAGGACTTGCACAAGCACACAAAGAAGGCAATAGAATGGATCTTTGAGAACACGGATTTCATAAAGATAGTGGCACTGGTTCCGGATTATTACGCCATTGTCCTGAAACATGCACTGGCAGCAGGCATGAAAAAAGAGGGATATTTGACCAACGCAGTAATATCCAACGGCAAGCCTGACAACATGACACTTTTAGGGATCGAAAAATGAGCGACGATGCCATTGTGACGTTCATTCGGATACCCAAGAACGCCAGCACGTCTCTGTATTCCTTTTTTGGAACAGCAAACACTGTCAGGAACGAGTACCTGAGCGCGGACAACCCGAAGCACCTTGGTATATTTGAGTCTTCGCACCAGAGCATATCCGAGCTACAGCATAACCTTGGCAGCTACATCCTGGAAAAACCTGTGCTTGCCGTGGTGAGGAACCCGTTTGATCGACTGGTATCCATGTACTTCTTCGCAAAAAAGCATGACCTTGGGAAAATATACGATATCGACACTAAAGATTTCCTAAGTTTTGCTAGGGGATTTCACCGATTCAGCAAGGATGAAAACTTTTTTCATGCAATTCCGCAAGTCAAATTTATGGAGCACGACCTAAGCTATCGGTTCACAGTGATTAGGTTTGAGGATCTGAAAGCAGGGATTAGGAAGTTTATAAAAGACTACGATCTTGATAATTGTTTTGACGCGGATAATTTGGAAACCCTCAACGGCACTGACCATTGTCACTATAGCGACTATTATGATGATGAGACAAAAGAGATTGTTAAAGATATGTGGGGGTGTGACCTAACCGCATTTTCCTATTCGTTTCAAGAAAAAGGCCACAGGTGACTTATGGGTGTTGCAGGCGCAGTAGTTGGTAGCGCAGTAATTGGCGCGGGTGCATCTTATATGAGCAGCAAAAAACAATCCAAGGCAGCAGGTAAAGCTTCTGATGCTTCAGTAGCGGCAAATCGGGAAACGATCGCTTTTCAGAAACAAGTGTTTGCTCAACAAAGGGAGGACAACGCGCCGTGGCGCGAGATTGGTGAACAGTCACTTGATCGCCTGCAAGCTGGTGTAGAGTCTGGCGAGTATGACCCCGGAAGATTCACTTTCGATTTTCAGGCAGATCCAAGCTACGCATTCAGAAAGCAGGAGGGGATCAATGCGCTGGACGCCAGCGCAGCAGCCCGTGGCCGTTTGCAGTCAGGCGCACAGGATCGAGCCGTTACCCGCTACGCATCAAACCTTGCCAGCCAGGAATACGGCAACGCTTTCAATCGCGGCCTGACCCGTTACAACACCAACGCCAACAGGAAACAAAACCAGTTTAATCGACTGGCGACCCTTTCAAACGTGGGGCAAGTGGCGAATCAGGCCGATGCGAATGCCCGGCAGACCATGGCCAGCAACGTAACTCAGGCCACACAGGCAAGCGGCAACGCATTGGCTCAAGGCGCAATTAACAAAGGCAACGCCCGTGCAAGCGCTTATCAGGGCATTAGCCAATCCATTAACCAGGGTGCGCAAAACTACCTGCTTTACGACGCATTAGGATAGGGGGCCGGCATGGCTAATCAGTTTGGTATTGATATGGGCCAGGTCTATAAAACGACCGAGGCCGTGAAAGGCTCCCGGCAGACCCGAAAGGCCAACGCATTGGCTATGGACTGGAAGAAAGAGGACCGGGAAAGCGCACGCCAGCGCAGCCAGACCATTAACCAGTTGCGTGCAAAGGTGGCCGCAGGTGGTGAAGAAGGCAAGCAGGCAGAGCGCCAGCTGATTGCTTTCGCGCCGGAAGAAGCCACGAAAGTTCAGGAAGCCTTTGCCAACATGGACGAGCGCCAGCGCAAGCAGGCATCTGAAAACGTGGAAACCCTGGGCCGTGTCAGTACGTTTGTCCTGGAAGGGCAGACCGTTGAAGAACAGTCACAGCGCTATCAGCGTGCCCGTGCCAACCTTGCGCCGGAAATCGTCGCCAACATGCCAGAAGAATACGATCCCAATTTTGTGCAGATGGGACTGGCGCGTGCCCGTGAGCTTGACGATATGCTGGAAAACCCCGAACAGATCACGTTTGGTGGAGAGGACCGGCTTTACAAGGATGGCAGGCAGATCGAGTCAACCACCAGCAACGCATTGCTGAAGCAACAAGCTGGCGGATCAGGCAGTGATTTCAAGTCGTCCGATGAAAACCTGATGTTCCGCCAGGCCGCAGAGTTGTTGGGTGGGATCTTTGACAAGCAGGGCAACCTTCAGAACCTGGACCCTGAGAACAGATCCAAGGTTCAGGCCATTACCACCAGGGCCGCGGGACTATTCCAGAGTGGGGAAACCCGGACCCGATCACAGGCCGTTACCGAGGCCGCCCGCCAGTTAGGCATAAGCGTGCAGAACCTTGGTGGTGGCGGTAGTATGGACCGCAATCAGTTACTCGAAATGTACGGCACTCAGTGAGGCAATAATGAGCGAGAACCAGCAGCCTTCCAAGGATCAGCTATTAAACGCGCTTGAGAAGGCGCACCTTGCGGGAGACACCGAAGGGGCAAAAGAGCTGGCACGCTGGCACAACGAGCTTTACCAGGCGCAACCAGAGCCCGAACCAGAGCCGCAGCGCCGTGAACTGAACCTTCAGCCCGATACGGGCCGCAAAATTGCCGACGCCGGCCGCCGTGGTCCGGCGCCTGTGTCCGCACCTGCACCACCAGCAAGACAGCCAGAGCCGCAGAGAGGACCAAACGGAACAACCGGGAGCTATGCACCGCAGCCACAAACAGGTGGCGCTACTGGCTCTTATGATGACAGAGGCCAGCAAGTAAGCGCATTTGAGCCGACGCTGTGGGATCGTATAAAAGGAATAATCCCTTCGAACAAAGATGCGGCCGTAATGGAGCTAGAGGCCCGGAAGGTTGCAGAAGAAGAAGGCATATCAATAGATCAGGTTTATAAGAATATCGGTGTTAGCCGCCCTGTGTTTAACCCGGAGGGGCGCCCGACTGTTCAGGCACTTGCCGAAGCGAGCGAGATAACCGCCAAAGAGCTTCCCGACTCAATCCCTGGCGCAGTCAATACCGTTCTAAGGACTATTCGTGGTGATGACGAAAGCGCTTCTGACGAGGGCTGGCTTGATCTTGCCATTTCTGCAACAGAGCCTGACCAGCCTGGAAACATGGACCCCAACTATCAGGCGTTCTATGGCGTAGGTAAATCGCTTGGATACAGCCTCAGCACAATGACCGCATCCGCCATAGCGGCAGCTTTAAGCGGGCTCGCTACAGCAAACCCGGCGATAGCGGCAGGCGCAGCAGGGGCAGCTGGTGCTGCAGTAGCTTATCGCGCTAGCCGTGATGAGTTTATTGGCAGAATAAAATATCTGCTAGATTTACAAGCCAAGTTCATTTACGGCAGGAAGCTGAATCAGGATGAGTGGGAAAAAGCATATTCTGAATTTGATGAAGCTGCAACGAAGTACGGATCCTGGGAGGCAGCTACAGAAGCCGTTGGTAACCTTATTTTCTTGCGTGCAATTTCAGCTCCACTGAAGGGAATTGGAAAACAGAAGGCGGCAGAGATTGCCAAGCGGGCAGCTTCTGTATGGGGAAGCGAGAACGTCACAGAGACAACCACTGGCGTGGGCCAAAACAGGGCAGAGCTTGAGGCTGGACTTACCGATGAAGAGTTAACCGTAGCTGACGCATTCCGCAAGCAAGTAATACCGACCACTATCGTAACCGGCCTCATGGGTGGCGCCGGAGCTGGCGTTAAAGCTGGTGTTGAAGCAACAAAATCCAGAGAAAGGAAAATAGGCGAGGCACTGGACCGTGCTGTAGATAGCTCAGAATTTGCGCCAGCAGATCAGTTTGCAACTGAAAGTCTTGATCCTTCCCGCGCACAAATGGAACAGGTGGGCACGCCGCAGCGTCCAAGCATGGCAGAGCTTGTGTCTCAGAAGATGAAGGAGCGGGGCTTTGATTTCACTCCGCAACAGGGGCAGATGCCGCCGAACGTCGACGTGCCGTTGCAGCCAAACATACCGCCAGCGACAGCTATTCCAGAATCCGAGCAAGAAGCTGACGACGCCAGCAGTGTAGGCATTGGTTCGCAAGTAACCTTTAACGGAAAGGATGAAACCGTTGCTGACGTAATGCCGCACCCTGACTCCGGAAAGGCGATGGTATCGTTTAAATCTTCGCCCAATCGTTATGTGTTTGCCAGCCAGACGCAGCAAACAGCAACCGATGCCAAATCACCAAAACCCAATGACCTGGTAGACGAAGAGGGCCGAAATCGCTCACCTGCATCGCAGTCAGTAAAAGAATTTAAAGAAAAAACCGGACTTGGACAGGATGGAGTAAGAGCCTTACAAAAGTCGATCATGGAAGGC